TCAATTTGAATTCGCGGGGTATCGGCTCCTGTCGCGTTCAACTTCCTCTTCCCGACTGATGCCGCCGGAGTTGCGCGCTAGAGCCATCACGGTGCAGAGGAAGAAGGCACCAACGATGAGCGCCAATCCGAAATGACCAAGAAACATGCTCATGCCGCCCTCTCCCTGACTTCCGTTGGGGTTATCGTTGCGTCACAGCGCTCGCAGTGACGCTCAATGATTTCGGGTATCGAGAGGACGCGGTCGCATGCCGGGCAGCAGTGAAACGTCGCGAAACGAACGTCCTGCTTTTGAATTCGGCGCGCGGCGTCGATGGTCGCTGTCATGTGCATGCCTCCAACTCAGGCTCCCGAGCTACGCGAAGGCAGGAGTGGCAATGATTGCTGCCATATCCGCCGCAGTGCTCGCCCGGATTCCGGCAGTGAGGCCGGAGAGATTTGGTGGCCGGAGCGACTTGAACGAGAGCCCCGGCCGATGCGGCGCGATGTGCTTGAGCGGTTACATGACGGCCTCCTGCGCTGGCGTCGGCGTTTCCGTCGAGGCTGTGGTCTTCTTCGCGATCCTCAGTCGGATCGATCTGGCCGGACGACGACGGTTCAACGTCAACGACGTTCGCCAGTCCGGCCTTGCCGTTCACTGCAGCGATTGCGTCGTCGTCCGATTGGGAATTGGCGAGAGGTCAGCCGAAGCCGCCTCCCCTTCGTGGCGGCCCTCACGATCCGCAAGCGTCCCGGCTCCGGTCCCGGCAGGAGAGGCTTCGGCTTGCGGACCTACCTCTGGGGATGGCTCATCGTCATGCGAGGGCCTCTCTGGTGCATTCTGCTCTTCCGGATCTTCGCGGGCGATCATGATGTCGACAGCAGCGATCAGCGCCTTGCGTCCGGTCTCGGTCTGCATGCCAGTAACGATGGTCTGGGCGAGCTTGGGATCTATGATTTCGCCCGTTTCCGGATGATGCGGCTCTTCGAAAAGGTCGGGCTGCGCAATCATGCCGAGGGCATGCAGGTAGGTGTCGAGCACCGCCTCTTCTTCCATGCGCTGCTGCTCATCCTTCTTCCGAAGAGCGATGACGCGCTTCATGATGACGGTATCGAAGCCCATGCCTTTCGCTTCGCCGTACACATCCTTGATGTCGTCGGCGATGGTCTTCTTCTCTTCTTCGAGACGTTCGATGCGTTCAATGAAGGCGCGGAGTTGGTCGCGGGCTACGCCGTGTACGTCGGTCATGCTGCCACCTCGCCACGGGCTTTCGCTGGTTCGGGGAAAGGAAAAGATCGCCGGGGATTTCAAGGCCAGTGGCCTTTGCGTGCGCCCAGAGCTTCTGCGCGGGCTTGAGCGGGATAATCCCGTCGGTGCCGCCCTTTTCCTTTGGCTGGGTCCATCGGTACACCCGCGTCCTGTCGGCGCCGGTTATCTCCTGGACGGCTTCGGGTCCGCCAAAGCGATCAATGATCGATGCGGCCGGCTCAAGCTTCTCTGGTGCGTTCGTTTCCATGGCAGCACTATGCGATAATCGCACAGCAATCGTCAAGAGCTTTGTGCTGCAATCGCACGAGACCATGCATTTTCGTTGTGCGAAAATGCCATATGGTTGAAGATCCTTATAAAAAATGGGTAATCGAAAATCTCGAGAAGCCCGGAATGTCTCAGACTGGGCTAGCGAAAGCGCTCGGCCTGCACCCCTCGGCGATAAACAAGGTCGTCAGCGGGAAGCGGCAACTCAAATCCACGAGGTCGCGGGCGCGGCTGTCTATTTCGGAGAGGATGCGCCTCAGACCGAGCTTGTGCCCGTGACGACAGGCCTGGTCGCGGCGCGCGTTGCCGGCGTCGTCGAGGCTGGCACGTTCCGCGAGGTGGACGAGTTCGACCAGTCGGAGCCGATCGAGGTCATGCTTCCGCGAGATGAGAAGTTTCCGAACGCCAGACAGCTACTCTTCGACTGCAGCGGCGGACAGCATGAACGATCTGCGCCCTCGCCCGATTTTTCCAGGCGACCGGCTGGTCTGCATTTCCTACGAGGACGTGGCAACATCTGGTCGAGCTTCGATCTGGAATGGTCGTCGTTGTGGAGGCGGACGCGGGATAGCGGCCACTTCCGCGAATGGTCGGTAAAGCAGCTCGAGCTATTCGGCGATCGGGCAGAGCTCCATCCACGGTCGACGAACCCCGAAGCACAAGCCGATTTGTCATTCAACGCGATCACGAGGCAGATGACGGCGTGAGCGTGCAGGTCATTGCGCTTGTCCGACGCGTAATGAATGAGATGCCGGGGTTCTGAACGTGATTACTAAGCAGAAACCCGCTACGCCATGCGCAAGAACGATGTCGATGACTACTGGACGGTATATGACAAAATGACGAGCCAGCCTGCAGAGGTGGACGGCAGTTCTCTGACGCGCTGCGAAATAGGAGAGGCCGATTATCTCGTTGATTTGCTCAATGCCGAATACCTAGCAAGGTGCAAGGGCACTACGCATTAACCCGCCCTTGCCTGTTGGACTTTCCAGCGCATTGGATCCACTAAGCCGCGTAGTGCCGTAGCCCTTTAAGATCAAAATCCCGGCAGGCATCCGCGATCTCTTGAAGAAACCACCTCTTAGGCGGCGTGCATATATAGCTCTTCCCATCATCGCCCGGAAAGTTCATCACCGGCAGGACGGAAAACTCTTCCTCGTCGCCGACTGGCGCGAATGGCCCAACCTTGAACCGGTACCCTGGGAACCGATTGCCGAGGTAGCTCTCGAATCGCTCCTTAGCTGCCGCGACCGCCGCCCGCTGCTCGAATGGTGGGACGATGATGAATTCCAAAACTTCTCTTTCAGTAGCCATACGCATTACCTCCTGTGATCCCGACTAGCCGGCCGATTACGCTTCCGCAGGGCTGGCATCGGTATGGGATACTCTCCAAATAAACGCTTTCGATCAGCTCTTCCGCGTCTCGCGGAACATCATCACCGATCGGCATCTGCACCACCTTTTCACTGTCTCTCATGCAGTTCTCGCACCGGATATGGAGCGTGAACGGCGTTGGTGATTTTAGTACCGCATAGCCCATTTTGTTCTCCTTTCGTTCTATGAAAGCAGAACGTGCATTAAGAGTCGAATCGATTCTGAATTTGTGCCGCCAAAAATATTTGTGCGATTATAGCACTCTTTTCACTTGCCTCATCTGTGCGATTATCGCATAGTGCATCCATCAACGAAACGCCACGGCGCGAGGATGGAATGCAATACTTCCGCAACATCGAGACTGAGCAGAGCAAGCGCGACGCTCGCTGGAATGCAGCCCGCACGATCGCCGACTGCAACGCCTACATGGCGATCGAGGCTCAGTCCCATGCGCGCCTCGCTGCCCCTTTCATCGAAAGCAACATGTGGCGCGGTCCGAACTGGTTGCGTGGCGTCACGGCGGCTCGTTCTGAGCGCTACCGCTATGCCCGCGAGATCATGAACATCCGTGATGAGGATCAGCTCTATGCTTAACAGGGCCGAACGTCTCGCCGCTCTCCACCAGATCAGCGCCGCCGAAGAGGCTGGCAGCGTCCGCTACGGGCTGAACATTCACCCCGCACTGGTCATCGCGATCAAGGATCGAACAGCCGGCCACCAGCATTGGGCCGCGCGCTACGCCGCCTATGCGCGGGAGCAGATGGGCATCGACGACGGGGATCAGCTCTATGCGTAACGACCTCTCGGATATCCAGGTCCGCCTCGCCGACATCAACCGCAGAGCCGCCCCTGTCCTCGAAGAGCACACCCGCCTCATCGGCGCGCTGAACAAGGGCATCACCCTCGTTCTCACCGTGGCCGCCTTCGGCATCCTCACCTTCATCGCTATCGCGCCGACCGAGCAGAGCCTCAAGGAACGCGCCATCATCAACCAGGAGCAATTTTCATGGCAGAAGTGAACCTTTGGACGTGGTGGCAGAACGCCCTCGCCGGCACCATCGGCCCGATCCACGACGGCGACCCTCAGCAAGGTTATTATCGCACGCGCTTCAAGGACAAGCCGTGGGAGCCGGTTGCGATCTGGTTCGAGGACGGCAAGTGGCACGCCATGCGCGGCGATCGTCAGGTCGACGCTTCCGACATCTGGACATGGTGCTGCCGGAACCCCATCACCTACGAGGCCTACACCAAGGCGATCGAGGGCGCGGGCTGGGATGACGAGCCGGAAGCTCCTGCCATAGGCCACAACCTGCCGTCCGACCCGTTCGAGGCGCTGCAAATCGAGTTCGCCGCCGAGCGCGAACAGGCTGAGGCCTTCATGAAGAAGCCGATCACGACGCAGGCCGAGGCCGACCGTGCCGCGATCTGGTCCAAGCGTTTGTCCACGATCGCGAAGAAGGCAACCGACCTGCATAAGGTCGAAAAGCAGCCACATCTCGATGCCGGCCGCAACGTCGACAACAAGTGGCGCGAGCTCAAAGAAGAGCCGGACGCAATCAGCAAGAAGCTGAAGCGCCACATGGACGCGTTCCTGCAGGAGGAAGCGCGCAAGGAGCGCGAACGCCAGGCGGCGGCGCGGCTGGAAGCCGACCGCATTCAGCGCGAGGCCGATGCCGCACGCGTCGCGGCGGAGAAAGCCGCAGCGAAGAACGACAACGATGCAGCGGCCGTCGCGGCGCAGAACAACGCCATCGCCGAGGCCGAGCGGCTTGCTGCACAGGCAGCGCAGGCCGAGCGCGACGCTCAGGCCCGCAATGCTTCGGCTGGCCGGACCGGCGCAAAGGTCTCGCTCCGCACCTTCGTCTTTGCCGAGATCACCGATTTCGATGCGCTGCTTATGGCGCTGAAAGATCGGGCCGAAATCAAGGAAGTCGTCGAGACGCTTGCTAATCGCGCGGCGCGCTCCGGCGTCAAATTGGCCGGCATGGCTATCCGATCGGAACAGAGGGCCGCCTGATGACCGAAGCAACCTCTCTCACCGTCGCCGCCATCATGTTCAAGTGGCAGAAAGACGGAAAAACCTACGACTATTTCATTCCCGAAGGGATGACGGTGAACGTCGGCGACAAGGTCGTCGTCGAGACCGCGCGCGGCGAGACCACTGTCGAGGTCATGGCCATCAAGGCCGAATCCGAAATGGCGCAGAAGAAGATCGTCCGCGTCGTCGAGCCGGATATGGAAGGGGAAAAGGCATGAACAGTCACGTTCCCGCACTCACCGGCGGCGGCAATGTCCTCGCCATCGTGCCGCAGACCTTCGAGGAGACGATGCGCATCGGTCGCGCCGTGGTGGCGTCAGGCCTCGCCCCGTCAGCGCTCATCGGCAAACTCGAAGGGGATGATGCCGCTGCGGCTGTAGCGGTCGCAATCATGTCCGGCGCCGAGCTTGGCCTGAAGCCGATGGTCAGCCTTCGCAGCTTTACCGTGATCAACGGTCGACCGGCCCTCTACGGCGACGGGCTTATCAATGTCGTGCGCATGTCCGGCAAGGTCGCCTATCTCAGGACCGGCTGCGAAGAGCGCGGCGGCAAGATGGTCGGCTTCTGCGAGGCCAAGCGTCTGGACACCGGCGAAGACAAGCGCGTCGAGTTTTCGCAGGCCGACGCCGAGCGCGCCGGTCTGTGGCAGACGAAGGCCGTCGTCGTGAAGTGGAACAAGTGGGACAAGAAGAACGAGGAGAAGCCGAACGATAGCCCGTGGTACCGCTTCCCGCAGCGCATGCTTGCGTGGCGCGCGGCTGGCTACTGCCTGCGTGAGCTGTTCGGCGACGTGCTCGGCGGCATCCGCGACGAGTTCGAGGTTCGCGAGATCGCCGAAGCCGAGGAGATGCGCGACATCACTCCGCCGGCAGAATCGGTCGAGAGCAAGCCGACGCCGCCGAAGCCTCCCAAGCCGCCCGCGCCGCCGTCCGCGAAAACCATCGAGGCCGAACCTGACGAAAAGCCCTCTGAGGTTTCCGAGTTCTCCCTCGGCGATTTCCTCGACGAGATCGAGACGGCTGTGGCCGGCGCGAAGGATGAGGCTGACGTCGAGGAGATCTGGAACGACTTCGATGCACCGGCCGTGCTCGAAACGGAAGGTCATGCCGACATGATCGAAGCGGCCTTCGCAATCAAGACGCGCCGCCTCGCGCAGCTGTCGACGTTGAACGGGGGCTGACCATGGGCAGAGCGCTTCTGGTCCTCGCAAACGAACACTTTCGTCAGAAGGCGATCGATTGGATTCGTCGCGCGCCGGTGGACACCCGCGTCGAGTTCAAGGGGCCGAAGCGCACGACACCGCAGAACGATCGCATGTGGGCAATGCTCACCGATCTTTCGCTCCAGCTTGCTTGGTACGGCCAGCAGCTCACTCCGGACGACTGGAAGCTCGTCATGCTCGACGCGCTGCGCCGGGAGAAGTCCGAGCAAATCCGCATGGTCCCGAACACCGACGGGAGCGGCTTCGTGCCGTTGGGCACTTCGTCATCCGACCTTTCCAAGGACGAGATGACCGATCTCATCGAAATCATCTTCGCCTTCGGCGCGCAGCACGGCGTCGAGTGGTCAGAACCTAAAGGGAAAGCGGCATGACCACCTTCACCGCGAACACGCTCAAAGAGCTTGCCTACTTTTACACCAACACCGATCGCTCGATGCTGGAAGACAAGGGCCTTATCCAGCCCAGGAAGGCCGGAGACGACCGCTGGAAGCGGTTCAACCACAACTTCGATATCTTCATCTTGAAGCTGTCAGCCGAAGATCGCGCCGTTCTGGCGGCGATGGCGACGGACTATGCGAAGTCGTTCGAGCCGCAGGGCGGTGCCGCATGAGCAACGACCTATATGGGAAATGCCCTACCTGCTCGCAGGTGTTCCTCGTCGCCAAGCTGCCGATGGAATTGAGTAAGGCGGCGAAGCTCGCGAAGCGAGCCGCGTGCCCAGCATGCGGCGAAGCCAAGGGCATCACGATTCCGACCTCTGATGAGATCCGATCGTTCGAAAAGGCAGGTGCAGCATGAGCACCCGTCAGCAACGCCGCGCCGCCCGCTCTTTCGAACGCCGTGGCCTGAAAGGTGACTGGGGCCTCTGGCGCATCACCCATCTGCCCGAGGGCATTCCGGGCGGCAACGGGTGGAACAAGGAAGTCCGCCGCGCCCAGGCGAACAACCTCTATGTCGTGCTCGTCCGCCCGTTCCTCGACGAGCAGGGCAACGAGGTAATTCACCTCGCGATCCGCACCGCATCGCAGCTTGAGCCGCCGTGGCGCGACATGCAGCGCATTAAGAACGAAATCTGCGGGGAAGAGGCCACGGCCGTCCAGGTGATGCCGCCGGCGTCCGAACTGATCGACGAAGCCGACATGTATCACATATGGGTTCTGTCCGGTCGCCTCCTTCCCTTCACATTGGCTTATCGGAGAGCAGCAATGAGCGGAGGCGACGATGCGGACCGTTGAGGAATGGGTCGGCAAGACCGATGACGCCGCTGTCCCGCCGCGCGTCCGCCTTCGGGTTTTCGAAAAATTCAACGGCGTCTGTCAGCTTTCCGGCCGGAAGATCCTGGCCGGCGACGCCTGGGACCTGGATCACATCAAGGCCATCTGGCGCGGCGGCGAGCATCGAGAGAGCAATCTGCAGCCGGTGCTGAAGCAGCCTCATCGCTTGAAATCCGGCGAGGAGCAATCCGAGCAGGCCAAGGCCGACCGCGTCCGCAAGAAGCACCTAGGCATCTGGCCTCAATCGAAAGCGAAGATCCGCGGCGGCGGTTTCAGGAAGACGAGGGATATCTGATGTGGATGGGAAGGAAGCAATGAGCGATCTACTCATGACGCGCCGTGTGGTATTCTCTGGATGCGGCCTCTACCGATACCTGCTCGAGCACGACTTCGGCGGCCGCGGCCCGGTCATCTCACTAGGGATGGTCAACCCGTCCGATGCTGACGACGAGAAAAACGACCACACCATGACGAAGGTGGACGGCTTTGCCATTCGCCTCGGCGCCAGCAAGGTCAAGGTCTGGAACAAGTATGCATTCATCGACAAGGACGTGACGGCGCTTCGAACGGCATCCGATCCGGTTGGGCCCGAGAACGACGCCTATATCTCTCAAGCAATTCGTGACGCCGATATTCACATTGTTGCCTGGGGGCCGCTGTCGAAGCTTCCGAAGCCCCTGCGCGGTCGCTGGCGATCGGTCGTTGCCGTTCTTTCGACAGCCGGCGCCAAACCGATGTGCTGGGGAACAGCGCTCGACGGTCACCCACGTCATCCGCTAATGCTGGCCTACGCCACGCCGCTCGTTCCTTGGGAGGTGCCGACATGAGCAAATTCAACGAGGCCGACATACGGAATGCCGCCTTTGAGGAGGCCGCGAGGCTCATCGAGGAAGGATTCGACCGCCCCGGCATCGCGAAGAAGCAGGACACGTGCGCTCATGGCAAGTTCGGCTGGGAAGACTGCGAATCTTGCGCCGCGGCTGCGATCCGTGCGCTGAAGTCCGATCCTGCACCAGTCCCCGCCCCCAAACCCTTCACTTTTTCGGATCCAGCCCGTCAGGTAGAGCATGAGCGGATCAGGGCGCAGAGCAAAGGGAGGGAGGGATAAATAATGGGACGCCGCGCCGTAGCCTTTACCGAAGACTCCGTCTTTCGAGCCATCCGGGCCGTGAAAAAGGCCGGAGTGGAAGTCAAGACCATTCGCGTTGAACCCAACGGGGCGGTTGTGATTAACGGGGAAATCGGGGAATTCACCGAAAAGCAGCTTGAAGAAAGCGCAGGTGGTTACCTCTGATGGAGGACATGCCCCGAAAGAAATACCCCTATACGCTTCGCGAAGTCGATGGAAACGGCAATGTCCGCTGGTATTTCCGCGTCGGAAAAGGGAAGAGGACGCGCCTCAAGGGCGAATGGGGGTCGAGAGAATTTCTCGCCGATTACAAAAGGTGCCTGGCACAAGAAGACGCAGAGCCGGAGCCAACCCGGCACACACTGCAGTGGCTCGTCGACAAGTATCAGAACAGCGCTGCCTTCAAGGGTCTAAACGAATCAACGCAGCGCGCCCGGTCCAATGTGCTGAAAGCAGTTTGCAAGACCGGCGGTAAAATGATCCTTTCGAAAATCGATCGAGCCGCGATAGCAGCCGGTCGCGACCGCAGGGCCGACACACCTTTCGCCGCGATCTCCTATTTGAAGATCATGGGCTATCTCTTTGCCTACGCCGTTGACGCGGGCATAGTGAAGAACAATCCAGTTCGCGACGTGAAGATGCCAAAGGCGAAAACTGAAGGCTTTAAGCCTTGGGATGCGGCCGACGTTGCGAAGTTCTATGCGGCGCACCCTGAAGGCTCACAAGCACGCCTTGCCATGGACATGCTGTTGTTTACCGGTCTGCGCCGGTCGGACATCTATCGGATCGGTCCGCAGCACATCAGGGGTGACGTGATCGAGTATCGCGCCGGCAAGAACGATGAGTGGGTCTATATCCCGATGCACCCGGATCTCAAGACCGTTCTTGAAGCGGCGAAGACGAAGCATCTTGCCTACCTGGTCACCCCGGTTCACGGCCGCCCGTTCAAGAGCGCGGCCGCATTCGGAAATTGGTTTGGGGAAATGTGCGCCGAGGCGGGAGTGGAAGGCCGGGCGCATGGCCTAAGAAAAACGCTTGCTCAGTTGCTCGCCGAAAGCGGCAACAGCAATAGCGAACTGAAGGCCCGCTTTGGCTGGAGAAGCGATTCAATGGCCAACCATTACACGCGGAAGGCCGACAAGCGGAAGCTCGCTATTTCGGGCGCTGCGAAACTGAACGAGAACAGCCTAACCCCTCAAACCAAATCCGATGAGGGGTTTACTCCTGAAAATAAAGCAAAAACAAATACTTGA